GTTCCTTCAAACCACATATTATCTCTGTGATACTGAGTCGGTATATTGTTGGTAGCTACTACAAAGGTTTCTAATTGTCTAGTTAGAGTTACTACAAAGTTTCGATATGTACCTAGAGTAGAGATAATACCATCATCGTTATACTCTTGATACTTATCTGCATTAGGTAACATACCTAGCTTATACATAGAGTTCTTAAGGATAGTTTCTTTAATAACAGGCTCAGAAGGCTTAGTATTGTCTATAAGATTATTAGTAATGGTACTAACTGAAGCTGGTAGGATACTATCTGGTAGCTTACCATCAGCACCTAAGAAAGCTATATACTTCTTGAATAGGTTAGCTGTAGCTTCATTACCTATGCTATATGATCCATTAGCTTGCTTCTCTAAATACAGAGAAGGGCATACATTATTAGCAAAGTGTTTAAGTACATTCTCTACACCTATAGTTCTTACTTTACTAGGTACATAGGTATCTTCAGGTTGTCCTTTACCATTTATATAATGTTCTTCAGTCTCAATGCCACTTGATCTAACTCCTTTGGCATACTTTACACTTCTATATACCATTAGAGAGTATTCTGGAGGTAAGTTTTTAGTAACTGTATTCTCTTTATCTACGAAGATTTCAGTAGCTGTCAGAGGGGTATCAGAGTCTTTACCCTCAGCATTAAGATCTAGGATATCAAGGTTCTGTATCATAGCATCCCCGTGTCTATTAACACCACATACAACCTCATAAGAACCGCCATTAATAGCGTTCTTGAACATATCTCCAGTAGCCTCTGCTCCATATAGATTGTAGAGTTTTAGAAAATACTGGAATGGTTTAGAACCATCATTTTCTGTCAGTAAATTTCCAATATGAGGATCAGACTCTGCTAAATGCTCTACTAATAGTTGCACGAGTACGCTACCAGCATCTGGATGATCTGGATCAGCTGCTTCTTTTAGAAGATTGATAATAGTTTCTTTACTAACAGGAGCTGGTGTACCACCTGTAGTAGGTATTTCAGCTATCTTAGCATCTACATACTTCTTAATAAGCTTTACAAGCTCATCTTTGAGTGCTACTTGATCTATGGTCTTACCAGCTAGCTCAGCCTTCTGAAGCTCTTTATACTTCTCAAATAAGGCTTTAATGACCTTATCTACCTCTTCATTACCATTAGGTATCTCCCATTTAGAGAATAGCTCTGTGAAATTAACTTCTGTATTACCAGCAGGTGTTCTAAGGTAGAAATACTCTGTAGCTACTTTAGGATTAGTTAGGGTATCTCCTGCTAATAATCTAGCCCAGATGATTACACCATTAGCCAAATCCATAAAGATAGCTCTATGATCGTTCTTGCTATCCTTTTTAGTTCTAGCTCTTAGATCAGTCAGTATTTTATTAGTCTGTGTAGTCCTATAGGTATCTAACTCACTCTTCTTACTATCCCAAATAGCTTTAGTAATCTCCCCTTCAGGGAGAATTACTTGCTTATCTTTAGCTGTATATACTTGATATTTGATCATATCTCTGCTCCATTGCCTTCATCTTCTCCTGGTGTAGGAGTTGGTGTAGTACCACCTTTACCAGTAACATTGGCTACTATATCAGCTTTAATATCTCCATTAATCGTAGCTGTAGTGTTCTTAGTTTCAGTGATAGTATTAGTTGCTGTAGCTTTCACATCCTTAGTAACGTTTGTAGTCTCAGTATTAGTTGTAGTTATAGTATTAACTATCTGATGTCCTATGTAAGTCTCTTTGATATGAAGCATCTCAGCTTTGATAGCTTCTAGCTCTTTATCTTTCTCTGTCTTAAGAGCCAATAACTTCTCGCTAAAGCTATTTGCCATTTCTGTAAGCTTAGTATTCACATCTAGCTTAAAGCCAGCAATGTCCACCTGCATCTTCATTAGAGCATTCTCTAGTGGTAATAGAGCGTGAGCTATCTGTCCTAGCATATCGTTAGCTTTGTCTTCAATAGCCTTATTAGCTTGAGCTATGGTATTCTCTAAATCACTCTTGAACTCAGCTATCTTATTAGGTAGGTCTTTGTAAACCTCAATAGCCTTAGTAACATCTGCCATATTGGCTACGATAACCTTTAGGTCATCCTTCATCTCTAGTAATGACTTATAAGTCTCTAGGTTAGCTGTAAAGACCTCTAGTATCTTGATACCTCTAGCTACTATCTCAATAGCTAATAGATGCTTATACACAATATCTATGTTAGATATGTCTGCATATACACCCTTAATTTGATCTAGATTGTTATATAGTGTCCTAAATATCTCTTCATCTTCACTACAATTAACAAAAGACTCTCTAAAGGCATAGATAACATCTAATACCTCTTTCTTGTTCTTGATCTCTGTAAGTAGTGGTATTTGCTCTAGAGTATCTTTTAGTACCTGTAGATTATCCTTAAGAGTTACCATAGTATCTTTCATAGTAGCTAAGGTATCTATGTTATCAACTGAGTTAGATACTTTCTCGATAACATTAACTTTAGCTAGGACATTATCTATACTTGTCATAGCTCCTGCTACTGTATCTATACTATTGATACTATTATTAACTCTTAGTATCTCAGTTAAGTGATTAGTGAAATTAGTAAGTTCTGTAGGTATTTCATATTTCACAACTTTAATCTCAGGTGTAGAAGAACCTGTTCCTGTTCCCATAGGGGCTAATGCTGAACCACCAGGAGTACCTGGTAAACCTATAGCTGGCATTATTAGTAAAATCCTTTCTTAGTTTCTAGTGTAGATAGCATATCTTGATCTAATGCCCAAGAATGCTGTTTGGCTTCTTCTAGTTCTCTAACATAGTTATTAACTATAGGTCCTTCTAGTTGCTTGAACCCATCTATGCTTCTGACAACCTTTAAAGCAACTAAAGCATATAGTAATCTAAGCAGTTGGTTTGGCAAAGGAAACTCTGTAGATCCTACATTATCTGTTGTGGAGACTAATTCAGGAGCTATTTTCCTATACTTAACATATAGAATATCTCCCTCTTTATTGTTTGGTAAGTATATGGTCTTAGGATCGATTAGAAAGGCATTCTTAGCATTTAAGACATACTCTCTCTGCTTACTATCAGTAACATCTAGTATCTCTAAGACTTCTTCGCTTTGGACTGATCTTATCATACTATCTCCTTAAACCATAATCAGCAACTATTGTATCTAAAACTTCGTTAGGCTTATCCTTAGCCTTCTCAGCTTCTCTGATACTCTTTGTAGTAGCTAGTATCACATTGCTATCCTTAGCTAATCTCTTAGTAGCTACACCACCTACATCATACGTAAAGTTATCATCCATATTCAGCTCTAAGCTAAATACTCTGCTATCGCTAGGTACTGCTATGATAGCTTGATCTGTACCTAAGTTAAACTCTGCATATATCTCATTGAGAGCTTGATTAACTACAGGTATCAGTCCTTCACTGCTCATAGGCTTACCAGCATAAGCTGATATATTAACCATTAGATGATCTTGTATATCACTCAACACTTTGTCTATCTGCATTCATATCCTTTCAAAAGATTGTATTTGATCCATATTTGCTAAGAGTATCATAATCCTCGTAGAAAAGCTGTTCATCAGCGTCTAATGATCTAGCCATTTCACTAGGAGCATATATGTCCATCATCTGTAGCATAGAGATAGTATCTAGCACATCATCGTGTCTGCTCTTAAAACCCATTTTAGAAGCCTTAGAAGCCTCGTCAATGAACTCTTTACCCCAAGCCATATCCTTCATCCTATTAGCTACCCAAACGTTCCCTTGCTTAAAATTAGGCACAAATAATAAGAACCTAGAGAACTTATCTCCTACAGGTCTAATACCTTCTCTGCCACCATTATTTGAGCTAGCTAAATTGAAGTAGATATTCTTCTTAACCATTTCATCTCTGATCCAGCTAATAAACCCTGCTTGCTGTCCTGTAGCTTCTATGCCTACACTAAGAGGACTATACTTTTGGCATAGCCTAAATAGCTCTTTAATAAACTTACTAACCTCTACCTTATCACAGAAACCATCTACTGCCATATACTGCTTCTGACTATTAACAGCCCATACTGTGATCACACTGTAATCGCTACTATCCTTAACCGTAGTAGCTAAGTCCGTAGTTATATAGAAGTTGTAGCTAAACTTATTCTTAAACACTTCTTTCTCGTCAAACCATTTAGTATCATCATCATTTAGTAGCTTATCCTCGTCAGAAGTAACCCTTAGCATAAGCTCTTGATTGAAGTTCTCTGGTCTCTTCATAGCTTCAGCTTCTTGATACTCCCTTAGCACATACTCATAGGGAAACCTATCTTCCCAGCTACCTTTGAACTCCTCTTTAGTGCAAGGGAACTTCTCACACACAGGTATAGCTGTAACCTTCCAGCTACCACTCTCAATAGCCTTATACAATGGATCTTTAGCGTTAAATGGAGTACCTACCCATACTATCTTCTGATTAGTAGGATGTAGAGCTTTAGATACAGCCTTATAAACTATGTCCTCTATATTCTTGATAGTAGTCTCACTCCTAGCATCCTCATCGCTCATAATGTCATCTAAGAAGGCTACATTAGGTCTCTGACCCAATTCTCTAGTACCCCTCACTCCAGTACCTACACCATATCCTCTAACTACTAACCTATCTCCAGCTACATTCTGAAACTCTAGCCTTATATCAGTGAACTTTCTACCACCAGCATTATCATCCCAGTTCTCCTCTCCTACACTACCACCATTCTCTACACCCAATCTAAGGCTCTTATTAGGTATCAGTTTCTGTAAGAAAGGGCTATTGTCATACTTGAACTGGATATTCTTTCTAAGGGTCTTTACACCATTAACTATGCTATCAGATACATACATAATAAACGATACTTTACCAAAACCTGGTATCTTACCAAATGCAGCAGCATAGAGGATAATATACTCAATAAGGCTACTCTTAGCAGCACCACGATGACATACAAGTATATCTCTAGGTGTCTTATTCAGAATGGTATCTAGCATCCTAAGATGAACTAGAGGAGTAGTATTCTCCTCCATACCATTATTAACCTCTTTAATAAAGTTTACGATAGTTAAAGCTTCTTTACTAGGTACATAGTCCTTGAAGCTATAATCTACCTCATTCAGATACTGATCCATAGACTTTGCCATCTTTAGCTCCCCATCTAGCTTGTTTAAATGTAACTAC